GTAATGCCCAACGCAACTCTGGCTCCTTAATGTAACTAGTCAACAACATTGCTGATACATCACTAGGCATTTGTAAGAATGACCTTTGTATCGTGAAATGAACTGGTTTAATTGTGAATTTAGTTTCGTTATAATCTTGCACATCCACGTTTATTCTACCGTATAACTGATATCGTTCAATTACGTCCCTGTTAATCAGTTTAATGAACTCGATGGGCTTTTCATTGTTAATGACACCAATAACAGGTCCGGCAACATCATCTGGCAAGGCTCCTAGGGCTAGTGCATCAAGCAATTCATTAAGTTTCAACTTATATTGAAAGATCTTCGTGCTGTAGACTCTGCCGTACCTGAAAAAATGTGCTCTTGAAATCATCCTAGACCTGTCTTCATTCTGAAGCCCCGCAACGAATGTCTTCTGTCTCAGTTTGAGTATGAACTTAACAGTGTTCATGAAAGTGTTCTTGAAGTTTACATTTGTCAACGTCCAAGTGGACCCTAGCTGGTCTATCAACTCGTTTAGTGGGTCGACTTGTGATTTTATATTCCTTTCCACCAGTTGGATATTGGGCGTTGCAATAGGAGTGGGTACCTGTTCAGCTGTTTCGAAATCTTCCTCACAAACAAACATTAGGTTTTTCACTTGATTTTCTGCCTTATCTCCTTCATACAGCAGACACCTGATTAAGTCAGCCTCTGTTCCTGCAATTAACACCATTGCTGGGTGTGCATCAGGCAATTGACCGACCTGTGTGAACCCTTGACCAACGTCAACATTGTAGAACCTAGAAACTAGTTTGGCAATCATTTTCATTTGTATGTAGGCTTGAGAATAAGTGGCACCATACATCATCAATTCTAAACTTTTGTTGTATGATGATTTTAAATCATGGAAGTAACCTTTGTCAGTAGGATTGAAGCTTTGAACTGACAAAAATTTAATGATTAGTGCGATCAATTCGCCAGCAGCATACAGAATTGACAATATTTCAAAATACAGAGCGGCTGCTTTACATTTCTTGATCGACATCAAATGATTGAGCATTTTCTGTGATAAGAAATACGTATTTACGATCTTAAAGCACACTTGTTGACTTGACCCTTTTACTGAGCCACCTGAATCATCTGAATGTGCCTTCATAACAATGTCAGCACAATCCAATGTAGGCGCTATAGTTTGAATCACATGTCTAATATAAAGTTGGTTGACGGCGTGAAGGATGCTTGACCAATAGTTCAGAATACCCATAAGAAAACTATAATTCATTCTGAAGAAGTATGCATTCCTAGGCTCATCTTTCTCGAAGTAGCCCTCCATCTGTTTATTGGCCTGGCTCTTCAAAAATGTTTCAACCACTTTTGACCTCAGATACACTCTTTTGCCGAAGTATGAGCCGAAAAACCTCAAACAATACAATTTAAACTCATCGGGCAGAACATCCATGGAGAGTATAAAGTCAACATATTTTAACCAATTTGACTTAGGGGCCCACTTACTACAATCAAATGAAAGATACAAAATTACATTTTCGCCCTTTGATTGGATGGTTTCAAAATGAAACCCGTGGATCTGCCCAGCTCTCCTATCACTTGGGATATGGATCAGTTCATTCTCAATGCACGAAGCGACCAATCTGCCAATTATCTCCATCGGTTGCTGGTGTCCTTTAGAAACAATGTCCATGACATAAATCTCCCTATTCCCAGCCCGCTGCTTCTTTGGCACCATTGCAACACAAAATTCTTTGAGCTCATGCTCGTTACAGTATTTTTCAAAACTTATGTTCAGCGATCTGAGCCTTTTACGCTTTTCTGCGTCGTCCATCTCTTTGTCAAGCAATAAATCCCTCAAATTCCTGCTGAAGTTCCCGTCACGAAGTAACTTTTTGTATATCACAGTGTAGCCTTTACCGCCCCAGAAATTCTCCGCTTCTTCGAAATCCCTCATGCCCGTCGTTGTAGCCATTGAGTCAAACGGTGTTGTCATTGTTATCTGTATTTGTTGTAATAATAGATCTCTGCCTTCTGAATTGTATATCAAGTCACTACAAAATTTACCCAACAGAGAAACATACTTTGGATCGTACATGAAATCTGAACTATTAATTTTGTCAATGTACTGCTGGGGGGTTAAGTCTTCTAATGTTGCTGTTGTGGCGTCATAGAGCTGCTCGATATCTCTGCATTCTCCATGTTTCTTCATGAATTCATCATGGATTTTCATTACACCTTTCAGATTTTTGACATTTTCGACTGTTGAATCAAACGGTGCCTTCGTCATTTGGAATGTGCAATACAACATATAAGTCCATTCGTAAAGTCCTTTCAACCTGACAAGGCCAAAAACAGGGTCGATGCCAGTGCTTTCGACAAATTTCATCAATTTGCCCTTGTCTGTGTTGTTCCTTAACATTTCAATGAAATACCTTGGGTAGTTGAATCTCATACAGCCCATGATATACCTTTGGAAGTTGTCATAACAAAAAGTCGCAACTTCGGGCAACATCTCCTTATTATTAGATATCAAACAGATGGGGTCGACCAAGAGGTGTCTCATATCAGCCAATGCCCTCTCAGTTTGCCTCCTGTTGTGGAAAAATAACGTTGTATTAAAAGCCAATGCTTTAAAATGGTTTTCGAACTCTGCTAACCTGTTCGACTCAAATTCTTTTGAACGGTCTTTGTAGGTTAACAGCATTACACCGGCAGTCCTTTGCAGTGCGGATATGCCATCGTTCATAACGTCTTCATGAAGTTGTATCCATGGCGTTATAAGATAATCTCTGTTGACACCATTATTTTCAATGCACACAATTTTAGAACTGCCAAATAGAGACTCGGCGCCATACCAACTTTGTGGTATGTTGTAAATTGGATACATCAACCTGAATTGCCTGCTCTTCCTTGTTGTGAACACTTTTTTCCCCCCATGGATGATGAGTATGACACCGTTATAACCCAAGTTATCAACCACAACCTGTTTGGAGTTCATGTTTGATTGCGAATGAAATGACAATGTGTAACAAAGCCTATTGATAAACTCAGCACTAGAGTACAAGTTTGTGGATTTGATGAATTGGTAGAACTCACGATAGTACTCGACATAGGCAATTTTCAGGTCAGAGAACAGTTTTGCGTCAGGGCTAACCTCTTCATTGTAAAGTTCTGAGCGGCACTTCTTCTCACTAGGTTCCATGAGTTGATTCACCAATGATTCAAACACATTTCGATCAGACTTAAACTCAGTCTCATCAAATCTTGAGTTGGCACCAACACCTAAAAACTGGCCGTGTGGCTTGCCATAATGCCTCATCTCACTGTGTTTGTCTGCACCATCTGACTTTGGGTTGATTTTAATGTAGGGCAGTCTTCTCGTCAAACCATGTTTTTGATCTTCTTCTTTCAGTTTCATAGCACAAGTCCTGCATTCACTTGCAAGCTGCTCAAATTTAGGATCATTATCCTTCTTCCCAAACGTTTTTCTAGGTCCAAGATTGAATTTGTTTAACTCTCTCTCCTTCTCCTTTTTGTATTCTGATAATTTTCGGCAAGCTTCCTTATACTCTTTGCTAATCTCTGTGTGCTGTTCTACGATGTGCTGATCAAGTTTAATTGGCACATGGGTGTTTGATAGATACCTCTTCAATATTTCAGATGTGTAACAAGGGCCCAAACTTTGAATAAGTTGTTCTACCAGTGACAGCTGCTTGTCTTTGTAGTCACACTCATCCAGACAGCCAGCTTTGCAAAGAGGATAGATGAAGGAAGGCTTGTTTTTGTAAACGCACATTGACCCTTTATTCACTTCTATGAGTCTCTTTGAAAAGAGTTGGCTGGACTCTTCTATAGTCTCCTCGACAACAATGTTTTTAGTAAATTTGTCATCATAAGTGATTGCTCCATTATACACTTGCTTGAAAAACTCAAACACCTTTTCCTCATAACTAGGGTCGGAATATATCGAATCAATTGGCAATTTGGTCTCATTTTTCACATAATTTGATTCTTTAATGGGCATAAAGTCATGGGTCTTATCATACAGATCGTCGATCAAATTAAGTGAGTATTCTGCCTTTTGTGATTTCACGATCACACGTACACCGGGGGGGTTTTTCTTTAGCACAGGCTTACCATCCCCATCTCTGAGATACGGCAATGAGCTATTCAGATTCCTAACAGACAATAACTCTATTAACTTGTCTTTCTCAAGTCCAAATTTTTCATCCTCAAGAACCCTGATTTTCCCGGAGAAGTCAAGTCTTATCACATATTTTTTGTTGTCCGGCTTGAACTGCAATGCCCTAAGAAATCTCCCAGAAGAGCGCACCAGAAGTTTGTGGTGTCTCGTATCAACATACCTGTAGCAGTAAAAGTCCCTAGACACAACCTTGTAGCACATGCGGTTGGAGAACTTGTTTTCAAATTCAGTTACTTGAAAGCCACCACTAGTGAATGCCTTAACAAATTCAGCTGCACAGTTTTTCACCAAAACATTATAAATTGTAACTTGATCAAGACGGAACGCTTCCAACTTTGTGATTGCTGCAGGCTCAACCGCTCTACCATCCGGTCTTGTGATGACATCACCATAGTTAGTATTGCTGTGGTCAGAGATATCAAAGATTGCTACTTTTGTTTGCACATTAAAACCCAAGCTCTGTAGAGACCTTGCTTCACGTGCATATTTGAACTCAAACCCTGCCCTCTCAAAACCCTTGTCTCTTAATGCACGACTATAATTACTGACAGCCGAAATTTCCACCAGCCAGATGTTCTTTTCAATCTTGTAGAAAACGTCAACAGTTCTGCGTGACATCAGTCCCGGCACAATCTCTTGAAATGACTTCTCCTCAACATAGGGGATAGCCATAGCATCACAAACTAATCGATGGAAAATATTGTGCCTAATTTTCATGTACCTCTGGATGGCATCTGTGAGGTTGATTTTTACGTCATGTCTTTTGGTCAAGACGGTAAGGTTGCAGAACTGGTGCATTGCATTCATTAAACAATCTAAACCTGCAATGTGGTGCTCATTTTCGAACCAATCCAACAGGGAGTTGATATAGCCAGTGTGGTCCCCGACCACAAGGCCATGTTCCTTTATTGGTTGTGGACAGCACCCCTTGTGTACATG